AGAAGCTGCGGCAGGAGCATTTAAGGTAGCCGTACCGCTAGAAGAACCCGCTAACTTTAGGTTCCCAGAGGAAAATACCGTTGACCCAGACATTGTGTTCGTGCCTGAGAAGATATTGCCGCCAGAGAATGTATTTGTGGTTCCCGACGAGTTGATATTGCCGGAAATAATTGCCGAGCCAGAGATGGTGTTAGTGCCTGACAGGATGTTACCGCCTGACAAGGTGTTCGTAGAGGACAGAATCGTGCCCCCAGAAGCCGTCAGAATCCCCGTCACGGTCAAGGTGTTAGCCGACCCACCCCCAGATATGAACATCCCGCCAGCGACCGTCAGAGGGTCACCAGATGAGCCTGTCTGAAACTCTTTTAGGTGAACCATCAGCTCACGGATAGCATTGTTTATCCCAGAAGGCGCACAGCCCTCGTCGATGTTAATGCTTTCTATGTCTGTGTTAGAGGAGTTGGTCGTTGAGTATTCTGAAATCTTGGTCTTAGGCATTTAATTACTCCATTTGTGTGGATAATAAACCGCGCATTGTGGTGGCAGGTACGTTTACCATTGGTGAGGGTTGTTGTTGTCCGCTTAGAATTTGGTCAATAATCCTCTGCACAGAGCCAATTCGCATCTGTTCTGCGCCAAGCCTTGCCCCAAATGTGCCAGCACCAACCGCCGTGCCGAGAGTTGGGTCAAGAGCAATCAAACCGCCGGTAGCGGCTCCAGGTATTACCCCTGTTGGGGCGAATCGACCAACGAATTTCAAGGCGTTTTGTAGACCGCTTCCTGCTGCTGCTTCGCGGATAGAGTCTTGCTCGCTTTTTGTAAAAGTACGCATAACGTCTTTATTGCGAGAAATTTTCTTTAACTCGTTGTACAGGTAATTTTCCATACCAGACTGAGAAAACTGACCTTTAGATACGGGGGCGTTGTCCAAGATTTCTTGGAAGACCTCAGATTTGCGGTCTTTTTGGAATAATTGTCTGGCCTGACCCCAAGCACCTAACGCCTTTTTGTCTCCGGCAATAATCTGTGACTCTGGTACGTTTTCAATGTATTGGTCAAACCTGTCTCGAATAATCTTCATCATTCGGTAGGCTTCTCCGTCGCTTGGGCTTGCAGAAGCCGTAATTTGCTTGCGGATAGCCTGTAATTCAACAATGTCTTTGGGCTGCGTGTTGCTTGTTAGGTCACCAATTAGGCTGGTAATACCTTGCAGTTTAGGATTTGTTGGCGAATATCCTTCTGCCCGCAAGTCTTTCAACACATCACTACCCATTGTTGCTCTAAATCCAGCGTCATCAATTTTTACACCAGACGTATTTAGAACTTTATACTTGTCGGCAATTTGTGCCTGAATGTCTGCGCGGGTTGGGCCACCTTCCCCGCGAATACGGGGGCGAATACCTGATGCCGCACCAGCACCCGTACCTGCTGCAAGCGCAAGTAATGGGCTACCTGTGGCCTCTCCGACAAACTGTGTACCTGCGGCAATAGGTGCAGAGGTAATAATTTGGGTCAGGGGTGCGCGAGATACTTCGGTTCCGATTGCGGCAACAGATGGCGCGGCTGCTTGTCTTGCCGCCAACCCACCTGCTACCCCACCAACAGCCCCAGTTAACGACTCTGCTGCACCAGCAGCCATGCGCTCACCGCGAGTTTCTGGCTTTACGCCACCAACTCCAAGTTTGTCCAAAGCGGCTCTAATGGCCTCTGACGGCATCGTAACCTTACTATCTGGGAACAGTTCGTTATATGCGTTTACAAGTGCGTCTGCCGCAGGAACGGATAAACCGCCAACAACCGCGCCGATTCCAGCACCTACCGGCCCACCAACTGCGCCTATCGTTGCACCTGCTGTTGTTCCTAGTGCCGCCGGAGCCGCACCACGACCGACAACGCCAGCCATTCGGGTTGCTGTTTCTCCCATAGTTGGCTGTGGGGCAAGAAAGTTAAGTATCTCTGACGGGTCATATCCAGCCTCCATTGCCTGACCAATCCTAGCGTCTTGTTGGTTTAGGAAACCGATAATGTCCGCGTCGGAGTAACCAGCTCTCCTTGCGGTATTAACTTGATTTCTAAAATCTGGTGTCATTGCGGAGGAGTCCCAAAAATGTTAGAAAGCGGCGGTCTTTTTGCCTTAGATTCTTGCGTCTGAACCGGCGAAAACTGAAAACTTCCCCTGCCGTAAGTGCGCTCGTAGGCGTTAAGGACGTTTGTTTCGGTTTCTTCTAATGACTTTAGAAGTCTCTCTAATTCTGTTCTTGCGGCTTTTGCTGTCTGAAACTGTTGTAGATTTGCTTTGGAACGCTCTAATTTATCACCTTCTTTTTCGGTAGCGTTTCCAACACCAGCGCCGGTCTTAGAGGCATTACGCAAGGCGGTAATAGCCTCAATAAACAGGTTTCCACCAAGACGCTCTAATTTTCCACGAACATCTGCCGCAGGAGAGCCAGGTATTTTTGATAGAGTCTCGCCGCCAAGACCAAACGCATCGTTTAGCCCTGGGCTTGCCAAAATATCAGAAATGAGGCTTCTCATGGCGCGGTTTGTGTTGACCACATACTCAACTGACGACTGTGTTTGTGGGCGGGCTAGTATCAATTCTTGCTTCTGCTTTGGAGCAACACCAGCGCTCTCTACTAAAGGAACTTCCTTGTCACCCATTGTTTTGCTTACCAATGTCATTGGAACCTGCACAAGCTGAGAACTTGCAACGGGAATACGGGATGGTTCTATTGGCTCTGCCGCGCTAACTGGCTTAGGAGTAACAGCGGGAACAGTTGGCGCAATTGGGGTAATTGTTGTTGGGGCAATCATTTCAGAACGCCCCCGTGGAATAGCGACTTCTTGCCCAGACTCAAACTGAAACTTTTTGGCTTCAACCGTTAGTGATGCCTTTTTTTCATCGTTTGGAGCATTTTGAAATTGCAACACTTCTGCTTTTTCGTTTGGATTCAACTCTGAAAAATCTCTCCCGCCAAACTTTAGGTCAATAAACGCTTGCGTAGAAGAATCAAAATCAATTGGTTTTCTTGTGCTTAAACCCGGAATTGCAACTGGTGTTGGCGTGCCAATTCTCGGAATCTCTATGAGCTGTTCGCCGCCACTAGGCGTTTTTATTGTCATGTACTTCGGGGCATTTTGCTGAGCAATAGCCTGTTTAATCTGCATACCTTTCAGCGTGTCTGCTAGCGTCTTATCAAACGACTGTTGGTAAGCCTGTAATCCTACTGGGCCAGCCTGACCAATAGCCTGTCCAAGGCTAGGCTTGCCCTGCCCAGGTTGACCACGGGAGGATTGCAACAGAGCAAACCCAAGGTTTGTTAGCAAGGCGTTTTGTGCGCGTTGCTCTGCTGCTTTCATCTCTGCCGGAGACAATAACCCTTGCGGTAAACCGCCGCCCAAAAGTTCTTGAAGTGTAGCCATATATTTACCCTAACAAAGTCGTGAGGTTTGGTACGTCTGGTTGGTACTGCGTTCCTAGCAATCCGGTTTGTGGTTGGCGGGACGCAAGCAGGTTTAGCACCCCAGAATAATCCACCCCAGATGGCGTTGCTTGTTGAGACATTTGCTGCGCCTGTGGGATTGCAGTTGGTTGTTGCTGTCCACCCATTAAACTACTAAGTGAGTTTGCGGCTTTCAACACATCCGTGGTGCTAATTTTGGAAGCTGACTTTCCAACGTCTGAAACCGGTATCGTGTTGTTTATGTATGAATAAATCTCTGCCTCTGGCAGACCCATTCCAGCATAAGTTGCGGCTGTTTCTGCAAGTCCCGCCGGAACCCCTGCGTATGACAGGGTAGAGGATATTTGGGCTGTTGAAAGCCCCTGATTAGCAAGTTGGGCTGCATCTGCCGCAATAAACTGAGCCTCTGCCGCAGATAAACCTTCTGCTCCAAAACTAGGCATACCATAGTAAGTTGCGCCACCAAGCGCGGCAATCGTGAGCCAACCACCTGGTACTTCTTCGTTTACCCAATCGTCAATATCTCTACCGACTTCACGGATGTCCTCTACGGCTTTGTTTACTGGCTTGCTTAACTCGTCAATCGTTAAGTCAATCCCTGTATTTTTTTCAACCCAACCCATTTTCCCACCTTTGTAGTTTGGTTATCCCTTTGTGAGTCCCTAGACTTTTATCGTCTGACATCACAACTTCATCACCGTATCTTGAATAGACCGACTTTAACCTCTCGTCAGTAAAGTAAGTAATTGCGTACTCTTTGTCTTTAATCGCATTAAAGAAGTCTCGTAGGTTTTGCAAGAACTCTTTGATGCTATCTGCGTTAATCGTGTGATAAAACACCGCAGAATCCGTGACCCTGAATACTATAAAAATCGTATTTCCGAACCTGTAAAACCTTGCGCCGTTCTTGCGGTGTAGTGCCAAAGACTTCTTCGCATCCTCTATCGTGATGCTCTTGTTGTTCCGCTTTATGTCTTTTGCAACTAACTCGCCAATGTTCACGCTGCTACATATTTACTGTCGTCTACGTTGTTGGGATGAAACTTTGGTAGGTAGATTCTAAGCATTGGTAATCCAATCTTGAACCCAACATAACCAAAGCACACCGCTAGGTCTTTCCATGTGGATAACTTCCACAATAACTTTTCTTCCTTTAGTTTCTTGATTGTGTAACTTAACAAGAACCCAATTACATACTTCTGGTTAACACGGGCAATCTTACGTAATTCCTTACGCGACAGTCCTAGGTAATCCCACAGGTCTAGGGCTAGTGTTTTGTGCCCAAGTTCTTCCCTTGCGTGCCAACAGAACAGCTTGAAGTCTCGACCCTCTCTGGTTCCCCAACGGTCAATGTAAGACCTTGCCATGCAGGAGGCTAGGTGTTCTATGGATACCATAGTCCCTAGCCAAAAGGTCATTCCCGGTCTGCGGTGGATTATCTTGGTGTTCGCAAACTCTTGCTTCTCTGCGTCCTTGAGGTTGTGCCTGTCGTTAAACGACTCATGGGCACTTGCGTGGGACATTTCCTCTTGGACAAATTTAATCATCCGTCTGCGTAAATCTTCGTTTTTTACGCTTGGCAGGTGGTGGTTAATGACTGCGGCAAAGGCTTTCTCCCACGCTGGGAAGATGATGCTAGACGCATTTCCGTAGTGCGTCCACACCGCCGAATTGTCACACCAGTAGGTCAAAGCAATAGACCCCCTAGACCACCAAGAATTGCGCCTGTCTGCGACCCAGAAAGACCTCCAATACCGCCAAACAAACTTCCCACCTGAGAACCAAGCATTGCCCCGCCCAAACCTTGCGTGAGGTAGTTCGTCTTTGGCTCTGATGGTGGTGGTGCAAACTGCGAGCTTCCCATCGGGGTTCCGTAGACAGAGGACAAGAACCCTTGTAACTGCTGATACGGAAGCTGTTGCGAATACTGGTATCTTTGCATTGCCTCTTGCAACGGTTTGGCTGCAATTGCTTCCCGCGCTGCACCAACTTGAGCCAACGTCTGAGCCGGTAGGAAAGATGACTGATAGAAACTTGGGGCGGCTTGAGCCAATGCTGCCTGTCCAAGTTGCGCCTGTTGTTGCAATGCACGCTCACGGGCGTAGTCTTGACCAATGATGTTGGCAGAAACGTCGCCTAAAGCCCTTCCGTAGGCTTCCGTAGCCCCGCCAAGGGCACGTTCCATCGCTCCTGACCCGTAGCGTCCAGCGCGTGAGTAGAGGCTTGCGATACCCGGAACAATCTGCTCCCCATATTGTTGTGTAAGCGGGCGTGCAGCGGCTTGAACCATAGCCTGTTGGTATGGGTTGCCTTGCAGAAATCCACCTGCGGCGGTCTGCCCAATCTGCCCCAAGGACGACAGGTAGCCTTGTTGCCCTGCGCTTATAAACGGAGATGCCGCACCCGCTAATTGCTCTTGCATCGCCAACGCCTGTTCGGTCTGCTGGCTTGGGGAGACGTACATCTGCCCAGGGTATAGGCTAGGCTGTGGCTCTCCGAAGAAAAGTCTCTCTGCCCTCTGTAAACCCATCTGGAGGTACGGTGCTAGGCGTGGGTCAATTCTTGACTCGCCACTAGCTGCGCCACGGGCGGGGGATAATTCACTAGGAGAACCGCCTGGAATGGTAGTTGGCGCAATCGCCGTGGGTGTCGCGGTGGTTGGTGTAACCGCCTGTCCAACTTGCTGTGTCGCTAGCGGTGCTACTGGAGCAAATGCCGACCCAAAAAAGTTGCCGAACATTCCGGTCGGTAATGTTGTTCCACCCGTTTGTGGCTGGGCGACAGCAGAGACGTTAGAGAATGAAGACATATATCACCTATTATAAAGATTATCCAACCAAAATGTAAGCATAAGTCTTGTCTGCCGTAGAGTTGGCATAGTGGCTTATGGTTGCCTGTCCCTGCTGTTGGGCAGAGACGTAAATGTTTGAGTACGCCGCAGGAGCAATGTAGTTCACGGTAACGATTACAGACGGGGTTGACGGTCTTGTTGGGCTTGTCTGCGCCGCTAGATGCTCGATTCCGCAGTCTGTGTCGGTTGAAGACCAAGCAATCTGAATGTAATCGTCTGCCTGTAATTCTAAGAAAAAGTTAAGCGCCGCAATCAGGTGTCCGTCTGTACCGCCGTGGCTCTCCGGGACTGAGAACTTGCTGTTACTTCCCGCGATATTGGAAGCAGCCCCGCTTCCGCTACCCTTCTTAAACCACACATCTACGTCTTGAATCTGCACATCCGCGTTGGCAAACTGGATGCTAAATTGAATGTTATAAATCCCGTAGTTACGCACACGGAATTTGTTGGTGTTCTCTAAAACTACCCCGTTGCTGTAATCAGTCGTATCACAACTGATGATGTACTCATTCGAGGTTGTTGTCGCGTTCTGGTCTGTCGTATCCTGAAACGCACCGTAGGGCGCAGAGTCCGCTTCTGCCGCGTTTGAGAACGGGATAAGTACAATTTTTGTATCTACGGAAATACGCTCGTCGTACAGGGTAGTCGTAGTCGCATTGCCCGTGGCAAGCGTAATCGTCCCCGTATTATTGGACTTGCCGTTCATCAGGTTGTTGACCACCTCGGAAATCTGCCGAGGATTGCCACCTTGGTACGGTAGAACACGAAACATTATCTAGTCCCTGCTTGCTGAATCTCTACATCTACTCCGATGGCAGACGACCAATTGTTCCCAGACGGCTGAAGCCTTACTCTGTGGTAACGCCCGTAAGACCTAACTCCCACGCGGTTCTCGCTGTTTGCGGCGGTCACAGACGGAAAGTTTACCTGTTCGTTCAAAACCAGCCGTGAGTCTATTGCCACGGAACCCGTACCGTCGTCAACAATTGGTTTAACCAGCGTAATCATAGATTGGCTTGAGTCGGCAGAAATGTCTGCTGTGTCAATCGTTCCCGTCTTTGCGGGGCCAGAGAAGGTGATAATTTTTGCGCCAGAAACGCCCGCGAGCTGCAATTTACCGCCAATCCAAAGCCTCGAATCTAGCGGGGTTTGCAAAGCATCAATGCTTGCAGAGAACGAATCTAGCCCCTCTAAGGTTACGCCTGGGGTTGAACTGGTTGCTATACGATTTATTGTCGTATCGGCGTAAGACCACCGCTTAGTCGTGATGTGGTAAATAAGTATGCGGTACGTTAGGTCTGTGGAGGGATAGCCCCACATGACTAAGTTCTTGCTAGCGTCTGCCGCAGCACTCATTTGGTCAATGTTTGCTTCGCGCAGGGTGTTAAAGAAGAACCTGTTTACCTTCTCCGCGCCGATGTTTACAACATTCTGTCCGTCACAGGCATAGAATCCGTCATCGGACAGAAAGTAAGTAACCCCCTGCCATTGGATGACCGAGTTGGACTCGTAGCAACCCAGGTTCCTAGAGATGTTGTCAAACTGGAATATCAGCGGTGTCCCAATGTAGGACATCCGATAGATACTTCTGTCCATGAGAACAATGCCAAACTCGCCACCCGTAACGCCCTGAACCCTGCCGCCGTCAGGAATGTCCTGAAAGTCTGCCTGTGTGGTCGCGGATGTGGCCCACGTTGTTTCGTTGTTAATACCAGACCATTGCACTCGGTTTTGGTAGTCCGTTTGGTAGCCAGAGACCACAAAATCACGCACCACAGTCACAAATCTTGCTTTGGGAGCGTCTGACGATAGGTTTGCAAAGTTGCTTGTGGTGGTTAAATCGTAGGCTTGCATGGTGTGGGCTTCTGATGCCCCAATCACCTTGTTGCCAAACTGCGTAAACTTCCACATCGTCGAGCCGCTGTAAGTTATTCCCGACACATCGTCAAGCGAGAAGTCAGAGGAATCTAGTCTGTAAAGCCTTGTGGTTCCGCTTGCGAATACCCTAGTGTTCCCAGCAGTATCTCTACCGGCAACCACGTTTGTCAGGTCTTGGGCGGCTGCGTCTGAGTAATCTTCCTCAGATGGGAACGGCCCATAGCCGACGGCTCGCGGGTACACGTTCTTAGCCGTGGTCAGCGCACCGATAACCCCTGGCTGGTCAGGTAGCCACTCTCCAAAGGTAACTCTTGTTATTGCCATGTGTTACTTCCCGAAGATTGTTGTGTCCAAACGTCGCTTTGTGCGGGTATTGGTGTCCATGTGTCCGAACTGGTCGATGCCTGTGTCCATGTGTCGCTCTGAACATTAGCGGCAGACCATGTATTTGGCTGGTCTGGGACTAAAACCCATTCTTCGCCAAACTTGTAAAGCGTGCAAGTAAGCTGTGCATTGCTCGCCACCTGCCCTGAAACCGTGTAAATAATCCCCGCAAGCGCGGTTAGCGTGCCTACTGCGGAAACATTTGCCTGTGCGCCTACCTCGAAACCTGCGGTAGCGGAGAGGAATCCTTCTGCCGTAATTGCGCCGTCTACTATTCTGAGCCTTACTGCGTCCGCAGAAGCCGTCCCAGAGGCCGTAATATCGCCTACAACCGTCCGCAACCTGTCGGCTAGTGCCGTAGCACTTCCCACCGCAGTAATCGTCGCAGAGGGGCTTACAATGGTGTTAGCAGAAACGTTTACAAACCCTGCGGAGGCTATGTCTCCGACAACAGTTCTTGTCCGTGTAGCGTCTGACACCACACTTCCGACACCCGAAATCGAGCCTACAACCGTTCTGGTTAGCGTTCCGTCTGCGGATACCGCACCAGCACCATCAATCGCACCGTTAATAGTACGCAATCTCGTACCATTGACCACCACCTGACCATTGGCGGTAATAATTGCCTGTGCGGTCTTGGAGAACTCAGGTATTGCGTTGACCGTACCCACGCCAGTAATGACTTGGGGTTCGTAGACCAAGCAGATTTCTGTGTCAGGCGAAGTCCAGATTGGGCTATCTAGGCTAAACGCTAGCGCGTCAATGCTGGTGCTGAAGTAATCTAGTTCTTCTAGCGTAAACGGGCCTTGAATCCCGCAGTCCATCCAGTTCGCGTCTAGCGTGAACGGTAAATCGTCCAGACTCCCGAAGCGGTCTAGTTCTTCAAGGGTCAGTAATGCCATTTAGTCCAGCGTAACGGTCAGGTTGCCAGAAGTAATCTTGAGAATGTCGCCCGTGTCAATTGTCTTAGCAGTCGTCAAGGCTGTGTGCATGAGCAGGTTGCCGCTAGTAACCGCGTCCAGAATCCCGATGTAGCCCACGGAACCCCACGAAGCCGTACATTGCGGGAAGGTAACGTCTGCGCTAGAGGTAACAATTCCACCCGAAGCCGTGGTCACGGACAGGACTTGGCGAGCATAGGAGCCACCAGAGACTTCCGTACCCGAACCAGCGTCCGTTGGGTCAGATGTGTAGAGTCCAACGTACACCGTCGTAGGTGAGGTGTAAGAAGTGTTGCGGAGAACATGGTCTAGGACTTTGTTCTCTAAGTAGTTGCTAAATTCTGCCATTTTATTACCTCGTTGTAACGGTCATAACTAAGGGAACACCAGAAAACTCACTCTCCTCGTCGGAGGTGTTGATTCGTGCAATTGCTTGGTTGTAGAGGCTTGACCACGTTTGTGTACGCGGGTCGTTCATAAGGTACGGCTCTGCCTCTAGGAGAGAGGCGTAGAGCAGCGCGTCTGGGTAGTTAGCCAAGAACTCGTTGCTAGTATTGCCTGACGACAGAACCACGGGCTTGTAGTAGTAGAGCATCTGCAAGACGTAGGCGCTGTCAGGCTTTGGCGCGAACTCTAACTCGTTGCCACGCATGGTGTAGAACACGGGTAGACCTTGTTGGTCTGCGCGGGAGTTGCTAGAGAAAGCACTTGGGGAGAGGTAGGTCACTACCGTTCTCGGCAAACCCTGAATAAACACATCGCGGATGGACAGAAAGTCGCTTGGCAGTCCTACCGTCGGGTCGCCTACGGTCATGGTAGCCGTAGAGGTCTTGAGCATCCTGCGGGTACGAATGTCGCGGGATAGGCGCAACTCCGCTAGGGAGATAAAGTCAGGAATCTGGCTGGTAAGGTCACTCCGTCCTAGGTAGTTGGCTACCGATGTCTGGAGGTCGCTGAAAGTCGCTAGGGCCATTGTAGTCGTTCCATGAATAAGTGTAAGACCCAACGTGCCCAATTGCGTTGGACAGGTTGTGGTCTAAATAAGTATCGAATCCTGCGTCCTTTGCCTTGATGCAGAAGTACACATCCTCGCCTAGCAACTTGTCGCCAGGTATCTTCTCAAACCAGAACCAAGGTCTAGGCGTGTTCTCAAACACCTCCCGCTTGACCATCATCACCCCGCAACCAATCGCGGTCACACACTCTAGGTGGGTCTTGTCTTTAGAGACGATTGGAATCCAATGATTTTCTTTCTTCTCAAAGTCTATCTCTAGGTTCTTTGCCGTAGGTCTTACCGGCGAGGTTCTCGTTGTAGCGTTCACCCCAACGATGGGCTTGTCGTGCGCAAGCAGTATCTCTATCGTGTTCTTCGGAAACCGCATATCTGCGTCAACCCACAGAATGTAGTCCGCACCCTCTTTCAGGGCTTCGGCTGCCAGCTTCTCTCGCTGGTCAAATATCAGGGTTCCCGATACCGTGTACACCGCCTGGTGTCCAGTACGGTTGCGTGCGTCGTAGGCACACATCACCGCCAAGTCAAACGCCGTTCCTATCTCCATCTCTCCACGAGAAGGGATACAAATGGCGACTTTCTTATCTTCCCACGGTGCTTTTTGCTGCTTTTGTTTAATCTTGTCGTGAACCTTGCCCACTAAATCCTCCCCGGTCTCGTCCGTAAAAAACGGTTCTCCGGGTCGTTCAGAAAGGCTTTCATTCGTTTCTGGTCTACCACCGCGAACCCCCTCATAATTCCCTTCACATTCAGGTCTGCAATGACCGAATTGGGAATCTCCGCTACCCGCGCACCATCACCCCAACGTGCGCGTTCGTCTATCTGGTTATAAGAAGCCTTGTTGGCCTCTAGGATTGGTGCGACGTTTTGTTCGTCCCTGATGACAAGCCCGCCATCTTCGTCCGCAAACCAAGTACGCTTTCCCTCTATCGTCTGTTCTTCAGCCAGTTTTCGCATCTTTAATCCCATAAAACCGACGGTGGGAATTACCCACCGCCGATTCTATCACAAGTTACGCTGCTTTGATGTCAAAGATACCGCCGTGTGCTTTCTCGTTACGAACTTCGAGGGTCAGTTCGGCAAGAATCTGGGTCTTCTCAGAGTCGCCGGTCTTTGCCAGGTCGTTCGTTTGGAAAGGACGGAGGTAAGCCAGAGCTGCATACTCAGAGTCGAGCATCAGGGCATCGCGTGAGCGCATAAAGCGGTCAGG